GAGGAGGCGGAGGAGCTGGCATGTTTTTCTCCAGCTGCTTGAGCAATTCTTCTGATTTATTGGTCATGACGAAGAGAGATTAGCTCAAGGATCTAGAAGAAACGGAGGATAGACTCCAACGACGTTCGTGATTGACCTGGAGACTCCTGATGTTCCTCCGACTAAAGTATCTCCACCTCTGAAGACGCCGTCGGCATTTTCTACGACCACTACATTTCCAGAGAATGACGTCACAATTCCTGTGGCGCCAGTCGTGCTGTCGGTGACGATCTCTCCATTCGTAAAGTTTCCGACACCGGAATTTACCGTGATGTTAAAAGTATTAGTGAACTCCAGGAAGTCGATCGAAGTGGTGACAGTGTAATTGTCATTCTCGGTGGCCGAGGAAGGATCGACCTGAACCGTGATGCTGTCACGTCCTGCTCCAGGAGCAGCAAGCTCAACGTCTGCAACCTTGATGACCGCCCGCTTGGAGACTGGCCCGTAGAAGCGAAGACGAGTCTCGAAGTCCAGCGTATAGATGATGGCGCGGCGCTGCACGAAGTCGCCCTCATAGTCCTCGTTCATCTGGATTCCAGTCAGCACGAACGGCATGTCTGTCTTCACATTGAGTGAATCAAGATCCTTGATGGTGACAGTGTACTCTGGCTGAAAGTGTGGAAGGATCTGCTCCAGACACTGAAGAGCATCATCCTGGTTCTTCGCCATGATCGACAACTGTAGCCCCATTCGGTATGGGGCATAATTACGGACCACGCTCTTCTGATTCGGATCCGTAGAGATGACCTCGATCAGATTGTTTCGATTCGTCTTGATGCTGGCATCGTAAGTCAGAGAAATGATCTCGAATGACATGCGAGGAAGCTTGATTGCTACCTTGCTAGCATCCAAGTTAGGCTGCTCATCGAGTCTGGCCAGGAACTTCTGCTTTGGACCATACGCCAGCGGAACTCGGGTGATGTTCACGACCTTACCGCTGGAATCCTTGCGGACCACAGAAATGTTATTGAAGAGCGTTCCAAATACTGAAACGACCTTGCGGATAGTGGCGTGATAAAAGTGTCCTTGGAACATCCTCAGTCCTCCCGCGAGACTTCACCAAACGGATTGTGCTCCGTAAAGTCGATGATTGTATTAGACTCCAGCTCAAAGGTACGATTCTGCGCCTGTTGATTGCTATTCACAAAGGTACGATCTGAGGTCTCAGTCGCAATCGTATATGTCTGCAGAATATCCCACTGCGCTCCGGATGTCTGCCCGATCAATTTGCCAATCTCATTTTCCGTGACCTGGAACTCGTTGTAGTCTCCCGTATTAGTAGTCACCAGTCCCAGATAGAGGTTGAGTTGACCCGCGATATTGATATCCTCAAATCGTAGCACCTGAGCCGAGATGGTTTTGGCAGCGATACCTCCGGAGGCAGGAGAAAGAATCTGCGTGACAGTCTCACCGAGTTCAAATTGAGTGCCATTCGAGTTGCCAATCTTGAAGACATATTCTGTGGCAAAAGATCTCTGCAGCTTGTCCAGCTCATCGACACCTGTCTTAATCTCCTCGTTGGCGTACTCGAAGAGCTCGCAGCGCAGCTTGTAGACCGGGAACTTCGACAACTGGTAGAACGGAGACTGGTGGTCGACGAACTTGATCTCGAACAGACCTTTCGACATTGGAAGGTAGATCAGATCTCCTTCAGCAGGACGACTCGAGATGATGCCATTGTTCCAGAATCCGACCAGCTTCTCCCAGGTCTTCTTGGCCACAACGAATGTGGCTTGATCACGAATCTCCAGACCGAACTTGGTCAACAGAGAACCATCACCCTCGAAGCCATCCACGTTCTCCAGGTACATCTCAATGGAGTACGCGTCATTGAACTTAGACTCGATGGCCTCATTCAGGATCATGTCGCGCGAAACCATGTTACGCGGCAGGTACATTACTTCCTGACCGTAGATCTTCAGGGACTCGATGATCAGATCCTCATAGAGGTTCTGTTCCGAGCGTACCGTCTGTGAAAAGTAGACGTTTCTCGGCATTTGAATTATCCTACAAAGAAGTCAACTGGCTTCTCGTACTTTGCCTCCATCTCATCCTCAAGCTGCTTGATCTCCTCGATCGCCTCCTGATAGATGATCTGTCCGTTCATCGTGACTCCACCTGGAAGCTGGATCCCCTCGAACTTCTTAAGGTTGATTCCCCACTGGCGCTTGATCAGCGCTGTGGCGTACTTCTTTAGGAACATGTCGTTATAGATGTCTGTGTAGTCATCCGGATCGATCGTCGTATACGCATCAACCATGATGTAGTCACCTGCGATGATCGTACGAGTCCAATCTACATCGATGTGGAGGCGATTCATGTGACGATTGAAGCGAACCGGAGGAACTCCGTTCAACTGCATGTCCAGCATCTCCAGGAACTGGCGAGTCATCTCGTAGTTGACCAGAGCACCAGCGTACTGCAGATCGTACACGTCATTCAGGTGCATCTGATAACGTGCTGACCACATTCCGGAGGATGACGAGGAATTATTCGTCATCGGGAAGATGCGCGAGACGAACAGGTAACGCTCCGGCAGATCGATATACTTGTTCGTGACGTCGGTAGGAGTGATCAGATGCTTCGTGTACGTACGAATGACTGCATCCGAGTGATACTCCTGATAGAACTGCAGGGCCTCGTCTAGACGATCCTCCACCTGATCATCATCGACGTTGATCTCAATGACCGGTGCTCCTAGGGAGCGAAGGCAGTAATCGATGAGCTGCTGGCGTGAGGAAGGTGTGGCCATTTAGTCTATTCTGTTGCTGGTTCGGTAGAAGTAATAACTGGAGATACCATGATATTACCATTTGCTCCAAACTTAATTTGGAATTGCTTTTCTTTGAAGGAAAATACAGCTCCATCGGTGCCGCGATGCTGCTGAACCAGCTGGCCAAACTGCTCGCGCTCAGCTGGAGTGTAGATATCTCCTGGTTGCGGAACCGCTCTTCTTTGCTGAAAGATGTCGACACGCAATCTGCCGTCGGCATCTAACATTGCCTTGTATTGAATATTTTTATATGCAAAGCGTCCATCAAATAACAAGGACTGTCTTGCTAGCGCGTGCATTTCATCTCTTTCTGATTCAGGAAATTTGAGTAGGTCGATTTGCATTTCTTTAATTCCTCCCGGAGGCAACTGCGATTGTGTTACTTTAACTGTAGTTAAATCGCCCCATTTGTTCATAGGGCAACCAGCGAGTTCTAGCTGCGCCTTTTTGCTCATGTAGCATCCGCACTTAAGGCACCGTTCGTCTCTATAAAACTCACATGCCTGGCAGATATCTAATCTGGCCGCAGCTTTTTCTGGAGTTGTTAGCAATGCAACTCCTTTAACTGCTCCAAGTCCAGAGATCCAACCCTGTTTTACAAGGTTTCTTGCCTGTTGAAAGAGTGACGGAAACGAAGACAGGTCTTCCGACGCTAACTTCTGCTTTTCTAATTCAATCTGTTCAGGTGTTAATGGTATATTTGTCATAATCAGTAAAGACCGCTATCGCTGTAAACTGTTTCGAAAGCCTCTTCATAGTAGCCGCAGTTGTCATTGCATGGATCGCTACCGCAATTGTCCCAGCAGGTGTTGTAGCAGGTGCTGCAATCATAGCAGTTATAACCTTCTCCGCACTGATCTGGACGATTGCAGCAAGCATTGACATCGCCATTATTCACGTCGCAGCACGTGATTCCATCTCCATTTGAATCGTAGCAGCAGCAATTGGTGGTCCAACCGCATGTGCAATTGCAATCGTAGTAACACCCTGAACAGTTAAATCCGCGCATTCCGAGAGAGCTTTGATAGCTATCATAGCGCGTCGTGACTCCGTACCACGGCGAATACACTGTTCCCACAGAATTAGATACTTTCAATCTATAATAAGCTGTTGTTGGACCATAATCTCTGTTATACCACGGTTCGACGTTTTGATTCCCTCCGACATAAGTAGAACTTTGACCGCTTGTAGAATTCTGATAATTTGGATAAATGTTCGAGAAGCTGAGAGTATTGGTATTGGCACCGGTTACATAATCGTAATAAGGAGAGTTACCTGTAGTATTGTTTACGACCCGTGCGACATAGGCGTTCACGGTACCGTTGACAGGCTGGGTGACTCCACCCGAATAGCGATTGGCGACCTGCCATTCATAACTTAATCCTCCGCCAGTTGCAGTAATAGTAATCGATCCGTACCCCCTGTAGTTAGTGTTGCCGTTACTGGCGGCGTCTCCGGTGAGGATATAAAAAGAACCTCCTAGATAAGGATCGTTAAAGCCAGTTCGCGTCTCATGGTATAAAGAAGCCGAATTGCCGTTATCTGTATAACCTGCTCCCGTAATAGACGGCATTACAGCATTACTCTTTCCACGCCCATCGAACATGGAGATTGCTCCGCTAGCTCTTTGAAAGAGAGTGCGAACACTGGCCTGATTCATTGAGATCGTTGTCGTACCAGATAGGCCTAGTTCAACGTTAACTGCATTCAGAGATATCGCGCCTGTTGATGGTAGTGCCATAGTATTGTCCTATTTATATCAAAGCAGAGCGAGCCCTTTTTTGATGGAAGGGCTCGCGAAATTAGTTAAACTGGCTTATCCTGCTGCAGGAGGTGTCGTCGGAGGAACTGTTGGAGCTGCAGGTTGTTCAGTTGGCTCAGGATCCCATGGGAACTTGCCTGATCCGATTTCTTCTGATGCGTTGACCTTCTCGTCGATCTGACGCTGAATCTGCTCATTGACGTGCTGCTCATAAGAGCCGGTCACGATAGCTTGAATCCAACCAAGGACTGTTTCTTCAGTCAGCTGATCAAAAGGTGTGAAGTTATTGGGATCGACCTGAGCAGGATCAAACGGAGTTGCGCCGGAGAAAGAACCGGTGTTGCCATTCTCGTCGGTGCCAGTCTTCTGCCAGTATGTCTGAAAGACCACCCCATTGAGTGATCCGGAGTTGCGCTTCTTCAGCGAAGTGAGTTTCCAGGTATAATTGATTGCCATGTTAGTTTAGGTTTCTTCTCTATTTATTAAAATCGCCAGGCGAAGATTATGAAGGATCGACTGTCATACCCATCTTTCAGCAATCTGGGCATATATTCTAGGCTCAGATGAGCCGCAGAATTGATCTTGTATTGAAAATTAGGACCAGCATACCACTCATGGAATCCACCGTCGTAGTCATTGTAGCGGTACATGGTGCTGATTCCCAGTGTGACATGCTTCGTCAATACCTTTGCAATACTGAGAGTGGCTGCGTACTCGCGTTCCTGGGCTTCCTTGGTGTCCGCGATGTTCGCCTCGTAGATCGCATTCAGTCCCCAGATATAGTCAGTCTTGCCGATACGATCTCCAAGCAATAGCTTTGGCTCAATTCCCTGTTGGCCGTTCAGGAGCTTGTGCTCAAAGTACAGAGTAGGATTACCGAAGATCTTGCCCCAGTCGGCTAGAGCATAACGAACCTCCCAACTGAATCCACGCCAGGTAAACTGCTTCTTGTTCTCTGGACCATCGTAGACTGTGTGAGCATACAGGTCAAGCTCCAGGCGATTACCCAGGCCGAAGGCGAACTCATCGCGCATACGTACTTGGACGGGCCCGTTCTGCCGGTCACGAATCTCAAACCACTTCTCATAGATGACGGCTTTCGGAGGAGTCATCACGTACACTCGAGTACTGGGAAATTTCCTGGTCAACGTCCATTCTGGTTGGCCGTATTCTCCAGCAGCAGAAAAAGGAGCGTTGCGATTTGCAACGATTCGAACTTCATTAAGCTGCTCTGCAGCAAAAGCCGTGGCGGCCATTAGCATTGCAATCAATGTCAGTTTTTTCATAGGAATGTAAATAATGCAGCGGTAGCTAAAAGTAGTGTACACCAGGCACCGATCGTCTTATAATAAGACCAGAGCGGCGTACCAAAGTATTTATTGCCTATCATCACACACTTGTGTGC